TCGTCCGCTGCACCGTGTGGCGGCAGTACGCCGAGAACGTCGCCGAATCGTTGACGAAGGGGACGAAGGTGGTCGTCATCGGCTCGATGTCGCAGCGGGAATACGAGACGAAGGAAGGAGAGAAGCGCAGCGTCTGGGAGTGCCAGGTGGAGGACGTCGGACCGGCGCTGCGGAACGCGACCGCCTCGGTGCGCAAGGTCGAGCGGTCCAAGCAGGCCGACGGGTTCGGGGCATATCAGGACGCCAAGGCCGCGATCGAGGACGACCCGTGGACGACTCAGACAAGTGAAGAGGCGCCATTCTGATGAACTACTCAGAGTTCCTCGCGCGTAAGGCGCAACTGGCCAACACTGGCGGCTTCGAGCCAACGAACCTTCCCGAGCACCTCTTCGGATTCCAACGGTTACTAACCGAGTGGGCAGTACGGCAAGGTCGGGGCGCCATCTTCGCTGATTGTGGCCTCGGCAAGACGCCGATGGAGTTGGCCTGGGCAGATGAGGTCTACCGTCAGACCGGCAAGCCAGTCCTCCTGCTGACGCCGCTGGCCGTCGGATTCCAGGTCATGGCAGAAGCGCAAAAGTTTGGTCACGACGCCAGCACCACGCGCAACGGCAAGCCATCAGCGGCGATCACGATCACTAACTATGAGCAGCTGCTGAAGTTCGACCCGGCCGACTTCGGTGGCGTTGTCTGCGACGAGTCCAGCATCCTCAAGTCCTTTGACGGCGTGACGAAGGCCAACGTCACCGAGTTCATGCGGCGCCTGCCGTATCGGTTACTCGGCACGGCGACGGCCGCACCAAATGACTGGATCGAGCTTGGCACGTCATCGGAGGCTCTCGGCGGACTTGGGTACATGGACATGCTGACAAGGTTCTTCACGAACAAGAATCACACGGCATCGTCACGAGGTGCGCGTAGATTCGTCAATGGCACGAACGCAGGCGATGCTTACCGGCTCAAGGGCCATGCAGCCGAGCCCTTCTGGCGCTGGGTCGCATCATGGGCACGGGCCTGCCGACGTCCCAGCGATCTCGGATTCGACGATGCAGGCTTCGACCTGCCGAGGCTGGTCACACGCGAGACAATCGTGCAGGCATCCAAGCCAGCCGACGGGACCTTATTCGACGTGCCGGCGATCGGCTTGCGCGAGGAGCGCGAGGAGGCCAGGCGGACCCTGCGCGAGCGCTGCGAGGCCGCAGCCTTAGCACTCGATGATGCCGACCGTGCAGTGGCCTGGTGCCATCTCAATGATGAATCGGCCATGCTTGCTCGACTGATTCCTGGCGCCGTTGAGGTATCTGGCAGCGACTCGCCATATGACAAGGAAGCCAAACTCTCGGCCTTCAGTAAAGGCGAGATACGCGTCCTCGTCACCAAGCCGATCATCGGAGCCTGGGGTCTGAACTGGCAGCACGCGCACCGGATGACCTACTTCCCGAGCCATTCCTATGAGCAGTGGTACCAGGCCGTGCGCCGCATGTGGCGATTCGGACAGAAGCACGAGGTCGTCGTGGACGTGATCGCCACCGAGGGCGGCCGCAACGTCCTGGCGAACCTGCAGCGAAAGGCCGATCAGGCCGATGCCATGTTCACCGCCCTCGTGACTCACATGAATGACGCCCTGGTCGTGCCGACGACCACCTACAACAACAAAGTGGAGGTTCCCCAATGGCTGGCGTCCTAGCGCAGCAGATTACCGACAGATGGGCGATCTACAACGCCGATGCGATGGACGTGATGATGGAGATGCCGAGCGCATCCATCCACGGATCCGTCTATTCTCCACCGTTCGCCGGACTGTACGTCTACTCGTCCAATGATCGGGACGTGTCGAACGCGCGCAACTACGCCGAGTTCCGCGAGCACTACGGCATGTTCGTGGCGCAGATCCACCGGCTGACCAAGCCAGGCCGATGCACGGCCGTACATGCCGCCCCGGTGCCGAGCAGCAACAGCGGCACCGATTCCCTGTTCGACTTCCCTGGCGACGTCATCCGGCTGCACGAGGAGCACGGCTGGGACTGGATCGCGCGCCATGCCATATGGAAGGAACCGCTGGCCGTCCGCAATCGGACGATGCAGCACAACCTGAGCCACAAGACGATCGTCGAGGACGGCGCCCTCGGCGGCGTGGCATCGGCAGACGAACTGCTCATCTTCCGCAAGCGGGGCGAATCTGAGCCTGCCGCGCACCCGACCGGGCTGGACTACTACGCCGGATCTGAGCCAGTACCAGCCGATCTTCTGAGGTACCTGAACTGGACAGGCAAGCAGACCGAGAATCGCTACTCGCACTGGATATGGCGGCGCTACGCCTCCAGCGTGTGGGACGACATCAGGCTCGCGCATGTTCTGCCATTCCAAGACGCCAAGGATCCCGACGACGAGAAGCACGTCCACCCGCTGCAACTGGACGTCATCGCCAGATTCGTGCAGCTGCGCACTGCGCCTGGCGAGCGCGTCCTAACGCCGTTCATGGGAGTCGGCAGCGAGGTCTACGAGTCCGTGCGCCTCGGCAGGGTCGGCATCGGCATCGAACTCAAGCCGTCGTACTACGTCCAGGCAGTGCGGAATCTGGCGGCCGTCGACGATGAGATGGTCATTCAGGACGACCTCCTAGAAACCCTCAACGAACTGCAGGAGGCCTGATGCAGTGGGTACGGCTGGAGACCGGACTACCGGATCACCCGAAGGTGCTCGCCCTCATCCAGGCCAAGAAACACAAGGCCGTCATGGTCTATGTCCTGGGGCTGGCGTACTGCGGCAGGCATGAGCTCGACGGTTACATTCCATTGAGTGCGCTGCCGTTCATCCACGGGACGAAGGCCGACGCGGCCGCACTCGTCGAGGTGGGCATGTGGCACGTCGTCGAGGCTGGCTGGGAAATTAACGGATGGGCCGACTTTCAGCCGACCTCGACAGATCGATCAGCAGCCAAGCAGAAGGCGCAGAAGGCAGCGAAGGCTCGATGGCAGAAGCCTCCCCTGATCGACCTACGGGCGGTGCGCGATGCTCAAGGGTGATGCTCCAAGCATTGCTCCAAGCATTGCACCGAGCATATGCGGCTTGCATATGCACATACAGACATACAGACGTACTAACAGACAGCCGTCGTCACCTCACAGCGCACATGACGCTTCCAGCACGCGCGCGAGAAACGGCAGCTGAGATGTCGAATCTTTGTCCCCTGGTACACGACCAGGACGCCGAGACCGACCGAGGCCTAACCGTCTGCCGACCACACGCACGCGTTACCCACTCCGCCGTCACGCAAATGCCAGGTCTGCACGCCGATCTGACCTACCGGCTCATCACCACCGGCGCCAGCCTCACCGGGATGCCACACGCACCATCCAAGGATCTCGGCATCAGCCTGGACCACAGGGTCGTCCAATGCCGCAGCGACATCGCCAACGTCCTCGCCACCTGGGCGCGGCACGTCGTCGAGGAGCGGCAGGTCCACCCGCCGGTAGACCGGATCTACGCCATCAGCCTGTTCCTCGCAGGCCACGTCACCTGGCTGCTGTCCCAGACATACGGACCGGCCTTCTGTCTGGACATGGTCGGACCTTGGGAGACTGGCAGGATGCTGATCCAACCGAACACGTCGCGGGTGTTCCAGGTCGGGCCGTGCCCCGAATGCACCGGCACCCTCATCGCGATCCTGCGGCCGCATGACTCCCTGCTGCCGCATGAGATCATCTGCGACTCCTCCCCGACGGACGACGCCGGCAAACTGGTGCACTCGTGGACCGCTGACCGCTGGCTGACCCTCGGCCGACAGATCCGCAGATTGGAGACAACGTGAGCGATTCAGTATCAAGCCCATACGTTTCAGCACATAATCCGCTCTGTGGACTCAGCCAGCCGTGCGACGAAGAAACACCCGAGCATGGCTACTGCTCCATGCAGCATGGACAGTTCTGCATTCACTGCCACCAGTGGTGCGTATGCGAAAGGATGCGGAAGGCCGAGAAACACGGCTATGAGAAGGCCGTTGCCGAGTTCATGTCGAACCACGGCGAGCGTTGGGAGTACCGGGCAGGCCAGGCCGACATGCTCGCGAAATGCGTCGCAGCGGTGGAGGAGATCATCCCAGATGACAGTGATAGCGGCTCGTGGGAGGCGACAATCGCAGCGGCCTGGCTGCGGCATGCAGTCAGCAAACTACGCGCACTCGAGGACAAGTTATGACGAGAAGAGCACCGACGACCATCGTGGCCTACAGGAGACGGAGAAATGATGTTTCGCAAGAGAACTAAGCGCGTTGATCTCGCCAATGCTTTGGAAGCCGCTTTCCTATCCGCTCAAGCGCGTATGGAAGAGGATGAGAAGCGACCACGGCCCAACACTATTGACGAGTACCTTGCTCTCTCGCCGACTCAGCGCAACGGCGCATACCTTCAGGCATCGCTGGTCACGGAACTGTGTGAATCAGTAGTTGCCCTGCGTGCCATACAGGACAAGACATGACCGCCGAGGTCGAGCGGGTGATGAACGAGCGCGGCTGGCTGACGATCCAACAAGCGGCGGATGCCAACAAAGTCACCACCAGGACGATCCGCCGCTGGATGGCCGACGGTCTCGAAGTCGTCCACGTGGAAGGATACGCATACGTCCCAACCATGGCGGTACTTGCGCGAGGGACCGTCGTGTCATAGCATCCCGCTTAGATGGGCCGTCTGCGCCCAGAAGCCTCGACCACGTGGTCGGGGCTTCTTCTATTCGCCGATCGAATAGGGACAGAATGAAACTGCGAGACCACCTCGCAGCGGCGAGGCGCAAGCGCAAAGGACCTCTCTGCACCGTCTGCCAGCTGATGACGACGTTGGACGACGATAACCGTGAAGCCTTAGAAGAGGCGTTCGCTTCGACCATGACATCAACGGCCATCAGTGACGCGCTGCGCGAAGAACAGATTCGGATCCTGCCGACCACGATTGCACGCCATCGCCGCGGCGATTGTCTGCGAGAGCATCCGTGAACCTGGCGGACCGGCTAGCCAAAGCCGGTGAGATCGCCGACATGCAAGCGACCCGGCAAGCGGTACCGACCGGCTGGGAACCCGGCGTCAAATACGAGACATCGGGACAGATGACGATCACCGTCCCACCAATGCAGGCTCTGACCGGTGAGGACGGCTGGAAGCAAGCCGTCGAAGCGCTCGGCGTCCAGGTCCCGGACGGCTGGCGGCTGCGACTCGTCGAGGCCCGCTACGATCCTGCAGCCTGGCATCGTGACGGTCAGGGTGACGATGCCGTCACCAAAGCAATCTGGCGCTACAGATTTGTCTGCGAACCGGCACCGAGAACCATCAACGTTGAGGAACTCATCTCAGCGATCGGCAAGCGACGCTCGACGACGGCCAAACAGACCAACGCATCAACGTATGTCGTCGCTGCCGGTGACCTGCAGATCGGCAAGTCCGACGGGGACGGCACACCCGGAACCGTCGATCGTTTCATCGCCGCCCACGAAGCGGCGCTGCGACGATTCCAGGAGCTGCGCAAAGCCAAGCGCGCATCCGACGTCGCGCTGCTCTGGGTCGGGGACTGCATCGAGGGGACCGAGACGCAAGGATCAAGGCTGCTGGCACGTCTCGACGTGGACATCACCGCGCAGGTGAGGATCTACCGTCGTCTGATGCTGCGCCAGGTCAAGGACTATCTCGACCTCGGCGCACGAGTTCGGGTCGCTGCAGTTCCCGGCAACCACGACGAAGCCAAGCGTGTCGGTAACACCGTCGCGACCCGATACGACGACTCCTGGGCCATCGAGGGCGCGGCCGCGGTGGCTGACGCCCTGGACCTCGCCGGATACGGCGACCAGGCCGCGTTCGTCTTCCCCGGACGCGACGAGCTGACGATCACCCTCGACATCGGCGGGACCGTCGTCGGGCTGCTCCACGGCCACCAGACGAAAGGGAAGATGCAGAACTGGCTGGCGAACCAGTCGCTGGGACGCGAAGCCGTCGGGCATTCGACCGATCTCGTGATCAGCGGCCATTACCATCACCTGCGAATCCACCAGATCGGTCCGGTGACCCATGTGCAGGTCCCGGCCATGGATGGCGGCTCGACGTGGTGGCGGCATCAGCACGGCTTGTCGGCACCGCCCGGCATGGTGACGATGTTGGTCGGCGGCGGAACCTGGAGCGGTCTGGAGATCTTATGAGCATCCTCGACGAGCGGGCCGCGACCTACGGGCCGGTGCAGGGCGGCAACATCACCCGCATCGCCGACCTATGGACGGCATACCTCGGGACCATGGTCACCGAGCACGACGTTGCATGGATGATGGTCCTGCTGAAAGCAAGCCGCTCTAAGCAGGACCCAAGCCATCAAGATAACTACTTGGACGCTCTCGGGTATCTGGAGATCGCACGAGAGTTCTCCTAATGTGCCGCGTCATTATCACGGCAGGCCAGGTCACCATCGACCTGCGGCATGACCCGCATGAAGGACCCTGCCGACTGCCATGGATCGCCCGCCGTCTCCTCGTCGATGCGCAGCAGATAGCATCCCTGCAGAACGTGCAGGAGGAACGTATCGGCTTCGGCTTCACCACCGAACTCGACCCGAACCGTCACGATGACCGAACCAATCCTTATTGGGAGCCTGAGGATGATACCGGCGATGATCGTCCCGATCCTGACCCGACCGGAACTGCTATACGTCATGATCGAAACGATCGACGTGGACGTCTCCGATCTCGTCATCATCGACAACGGCGCTGATGTCGACAAGGATCGGATTCCGTACGACCACCTGGAGCGCGTCCACGTGCTGCGGATGCCGTACAACTTCGGCGTAGCGGGATCGTGGAATCTCGGCATCAAGTCGCTGCCGTTCGCCCCGTGGTGGCTGGTGGCAAACTTTGACGTCACCTGGCCGCCGGGATCACTGCAACAGTTCGTGGACATGCAGCATCCGAACAAGCTGATCCTGTCCGGCGGCGGACCTGTCTGGTGCGCGTTCGCGATCGGCGAGGACGTCGTGGATCTCGTGGGACTGTTCGACGAGGGCTTCCACCCCGGCTATTTTGAGGACAACGATTACCAACGCCGGTGCGATCATCACGGCATTCCGGTGATCTACAGCGGCATCC